ATAGAGCAAACTAGAAAAAATGGGTTTGCATTAGAATATAAGAATGGCAGCACATTTTTTAACATAGGTTATGTAGATTATTTGGATATTAATTATACTCCTGCACCTATTAAGGATATTCAAAAATCAAATAATACTAACTCTAATAAGTTTCACAATTTTGAACAACGTACAAGCGAATATACACCTGAACAGCTCGAAGAGATTGGAAGAAAAAATTTAGAGAAAAAACTAAAAAAACTAGGTATAGGAGGTTCAAATGAAAGTTCAAACTAAGACTTCAACAGAAGTAAATAACCTTATATCAGCGGTAGCAATAGAAAGATTAAGAAGAATTAGGCTTGATGAAAATAAAAATTACAGAATTAAAATGGCCATAAATGAAAGTGCTATAGCTGTAGTTCCAACAGTAAAAAAAGTAAAAGCTAAATTAGAGCAACAAACAAATTGGTTCTTCGCTTTTAGCATTAAAACAAAGTCGGGCGATTGTAGAATAGAGATAATTTCTAAATTTGATTATTTAAGAAATCCAAGTTTAATTGAGGTGAGATAATGTGTAGAGTATTTGAAAATGAAGTTATTTTTATATCAGGTAAAATTACAAATGATCCTAACTATTATTCAAAATTTTTAAAAGCTCAAGCGAAACTTGAGGAAATGGGATTTATTGTTTTAAATCCAATATACATACCAGCTAGATTAAAGTATGAACAGCAAATGGCAATCTGTTTTTCATATATAGACCAATCAAAATATATGTACATGCTTAAGGACCATAAAGAAAGCGAAGGCTCACAAAGGGAATTGCATTATGGACATTCAAAGAAAAAGAAATTTATATTTGAGGATTAAGGAGGACAATTGAAAGCAAATGCATTATACGAAATAGATAAATTACATAATAAGGATCACGTAGCTACACCAAGATATGTTGTTGAAAGAATATATGAGTTAATTGATATTAAATCTTTTAATATGATTTGGTTTCCATTCAACAATTATGATAGTGAATTTAAACTAAAAGGTGATGAATTAGAACTTAAATATAAAGCTACCCATATATTTGATGATTGTGGGAATGACTTTTTTAATACTGAACCGCCAGATGGATGTGATTTGTTAATAAGTAATCCTCCATTTAGTAACCAAAATGAGATAATAGAGAGAACATTTGAGCTTGCTGATAATGGAAAAATTAAATCATTTGCATTACTTCTTCCTTTAGCAACACTCGAGACAGAACCAAGAGCCAAAATGTATGAAGTTCATGAAGACAAACTTAGTATATTAATTTTTGGGAAAAGAATTAAATTTAAGGGATGTATAAATTCTTTCAATCGTGGTTGCTGCTGGATATGTTACAACATACCAGCTCTAAAAAATAAAAGATTTAACTGGATATAAAATTAATTCAAGGAGGCGCACTGTGTTAAGAAAAATAGAAATGATGCATAAGTTATTTGGAGTTAACAAAAAAAATTTATGCAAAGATTGTGAGCATCTTATTCAAGTCACTAAATGCAGTAAAAGGTTATATAAATGTTCTATATATGGCAATACAGATAGTGAAGCATCTGATTGGAAAATACATAATATAGCTTGTGGATTGGCTCCTAATAATCAGTATAATGGTAGAAATGTAATAGAACTTGTAAAAAGGCAGAGTAAACCTAAAAGACCATTGGAGCCAATACCAGGACAAATGAAATTGTTTGAATAAATTAAAATTTAATCGATTAATAGTAATGAGATACTTTAAAAAACATAAGTTAGTATTAAATAAAAGTTCTGGAGGATTGAAATATGCCAAGTGAAAATTGTGAAACAAATAAGATAATTGGAGAAAGAATTTATAAAAGAATACAATGGGAAATAGCTGATTACTATAAAATGTATAAAATAAAACCTAATTATATTATTTTAGGAGAAAGCGAATATATGTTATTGGAAGCTATGAATGAAAAATTGTCAGATTTAGAAGTAGATAAAAAAAGAATCTTTGACATACTGTTTAAAATCGAAGAAGATGGTATGGGTTTCAAAATTGGATATATGCGAGAAATATCATTATAAATGTTAAAAATTGTAAGAAATAAATTAAATCTAATTGAGAAAGGTATTTATTTTATGAAAAAAATGTATGTAATACGTTTTAAGGAATTAAAGAGTTTTTCTTTAATCTTTGATGAGGTATCAATTCATAGATTTGCTGATTCATCTAAAATAAGTTATATAGCTTTAAGAGATCATGGCGAATTAATATGTACAGTAGATTTAAATACTACAAAATTAGTTCATAAGAACACTACGAAAATAATTAATGAAATAATTGTAGAATTTTATTTAGAAGATGTTAATTGAAATTTAATGGAGGCCACAATGTTAAGTAGTGATGAAAAATATAACATATTACATGATAGTGCAAAAGAAATAGGAATAGATAGTCATATAGTTGCTGCAGATAAAAAGTCAGATTTGCATACACAAGCCGAGCAAATGATGGGTAATATGTCTCATTTTAAAAATCCACATAAAAATAGTTATTTGTTTATGGATAGTGTAGATGCTTGTTTTTACATATATAGAGAAATTGCTTGCGTGACTTTTGCCGCTAGATGGGGTGCAGGAAGTAAGGATTTAAGTGTTGAACGTTTTGAAAAGGCTATAATAACGATAAACAAAATGCTTGAAACTATGCAATTAAAGATAAACGAACTAATTAATTAAACTAAAAATGACCGGTAGTTTTACCGGTAGAAAATTAAAATTAAGTGTACATGAAAGAGATATTTTATTGTAGTGTGGCTTATGGTATAATATAGAAATAAAAATAATTGAAAGGTTGTGATATTTAATGGCAAAGAAAAAGAAAATAGTCACTATTGGACAATTAAAATATCAAAAGAGACAGGAAAATATGGTTATGAAGCAATTGATTGAAAAATGTGAAGCAGAGGGTATACATTTGAGTAAATCACAATTATTACAGAAACAAAAAGTTATTCTAAAAAAAATCTCTGAAGAACATGCAATTAGAATTAAATGTGGTAAAAAACATGCTAAACTTATGAAAGAAAAAGATAATTGAGAAATGTATAAGTTGTGGAATTTAAATTTAAAAATTATCGCTTTGATGATTTGTTGAATTGGTTGTTATGCAAACTACTATAATCGCCGCCAATCAGTGTCCTTAGTATACTCTATCTTTCGGTTTATTACAATCTGGAGACAATAACTAATATCCTGAATCTTTGAGCGTTAAGACGCTTTTCATAAGAAAAAGTATTAACGGACATAGCAAACCTATATTACTATGCCCGTTTGTTTAGATTTTACTGCTGTTTGGTTTCATGAAGAAGTGGTGGAGTAACTAACCATCCCTTATCTTTCATTATTTGAAGCAATGCTGCACCATCTTTTGCTTTTTTTGCACTAAATTGGGCAAACATTAATCCAACATCTTCACGAATTGATTGATTAATTGCTGCACTACATGCAGTAAGTCCTGCTGCGATATCCGCTGCTACTATATAGGCTATTTGCACATCCTGCAATCTTGCTCCAACAGGAATCTGCTCAACATCAGCTACTGATCTTTCTGCTGGGGTAGGAGGTACTGCAATATCATTTTGTAATAATATTTGTGACAACTCTTTTATTGCTGGCTTTATTGAATTTTCAATTACTTGTTTAATAAATTTTTTTAAATCATCATCACCAGAGTGATTAATATAAACCTGATAATTATCTAAACTTCCTATTGTTACTGACAAATGACTCCAAAGATTGTATACTTCTCCATAATGCAGAGGATTATTCTTAGGATTTCCACTTAATATTCCCATAAACACTTTACTTCCTTTCTCTAATATATTCATAATATTCTTATTACGAAAGATACTTAAATTATTATTTCTCAAAAAATCAAGTTTTATACTTATTTACTCGAAAATCAAAATTTTATACTAGAAAATAATTAAACAAGTAACAGAGCAATGCAGCTTTCCAAAACTAAAATTATCCCAATACAATAGACATTTCAGTTGTCATGTTTAAATGTATGTATATATGTAAAAAGTAAAAATGCACCAATTACAATTGGTGCAAAAAACAGCTTAATTAATAAATAAGTATTTAAATAGTTTTTTATACTAAAATATCTGAATACTCTTCATTTTGCTCAAACCATTTAATAGCATAAGAGCAGGTTAAAGTAGCTTTTTTATTTTCTCTTTTAAGTTTCTCTGCACAAGCTTTCATCAGCATTGAAGCTATACCTTTTCCACGAAGTGTATCATCTACAAATGTATGGTTAATATTTACTGTATCCTTCCCTTCTTTAGGGAATGTAACTTCAGCTATCATATTTCCACTTTCGTTGTTTAAATAAATTTTGTTATCTTCATATATAAAATCCATAAATACCCTCCTGATTATCATATATATATGATACCCATATCATATTATATTAAAACTACCAATTGTTGAAATGTTGGTGATTTATGTTAAAATATAAATACAATACATATAAGAAGATAAAAACTATGGAAATTAAAAATAAGAAATGAGGATAAAACTAAAAAAGACCTTTTAATGGTCTTTTAGTTATAGCTTTTGATCCTCAACATTTGGAACATAAATAGCAATATCTTGAATATTACAGTTTAAAATTCTGCATAAATCATTAATAGTTTTCATAGAAACGTCTTTATTATGCTTAAGCCTATGCAGAGTACTGTGAGATAATTTATGTTTATTAGTTAGTGTATACCAATTTTCATTTGACTTTTCAAGTGTTTTCCAAAAAGGTGAATAATCTATCATAATAAACTCCTAAGTTTTATTATATTTAGCATAAATTATATTTAACAACTTGAATATCTTCGACATGACGAATATAATATTTAATAATATAAAATATAGATATCAATTAGGAGATTACACATGCATATAGAAAAATTGAGACTACTTGAAATTGTTATTTATACTTTATATAATAAATTTATAATTATTTTCTATTAGAGTGCAAATGTCCTAAAGAGGTTTGCACTTTTGTATTTATATTATAATTAAAGCTGGAGGTCTTATGGAGTTTATTAATCAATTAAAAGAGACAATTGAAGATTTAAGTAACATGACCGATACGGAATTTATGAAGTACATAGAAAAATTTGTAAAATATAAAATACCTGCCAAACACAAGGCAAACCTTTTGTTGTTCTTACATATAGCATATCTAATGGCTAAAGAAAAAAAATTATAAATTTATAAAAGATGGACAGAAATGGACACTTTCTTTGTGCTATAATACAAACTGTAGAAGTCCATTAAATAATCCTTCTAAATTATTATATTTAAAAAGCGCCTAAAAAAGCAATTTTGCTTAAGGTGCTTTTTTTATGCAAGAAAAGAGGTGGAAATATGTCTATAGGTAGTATTATTAGAGTCAAACAACCAGATGTATATAGAGAACTAGTAAAATTTACAAACAATAAAAAAGTACAGAAAAGCGATAAAAACTTATGCTTTGAAGACTTTGAAAAAATGATGCGCCACGATGGCCATAAAAGAGTTGGCGGAGCTATTCGGCAGGTGAAACATGGATGATTAAGCAACCCTCTAATCCTATTAAATCTAAATCTAAAGTTTTAGATATTCAGGATTATTTGAAATCTAAGTCTGAAAGAGACTATGTTTTATTTGTACTAGGAATTGCGACTGGATATAGAGCTGGTGATTTGGTTTTAATAAAAATACGTGACATAAAAGAAGCTCTTAGAGTTGGATATTTCGAAATACTAGAAGGTAAGAAAAAGAACTCTAAAAATATTAGAAAATGCAACATTAAACCTAGAAGGTGTTATATAGTTGATAAGCTAGAAAAAGTACTTAAAGCCTATATAAAAAATAAAGAGGATTATTATTATGCTTTTCCGTCTAGGAAAGGTGAACATATAAGAGTACCAAGAGTAACTACAATACTTAAAGATGCTGGAGATATGTTTGGCCTTATTAATATAACTGCTCATAGCATGCGTAAAACCTATGCTTATCACCTTTGGGTTGAGAATGATTATAACACATTATTAATTAAAGAATTGCTAGGACATAGCAGCATAGAAGAAACTAAAAGATATCTAGGATTAGACAATATGGTTTATAAAGAAAGTAGTAAACCATTAAATAGTTTAATCCTATAATTTTTTTATTTTCTTTTGAATGTTTAAAAAATAATACTATAGACATTCGAGGTTATAAAATAATTTTATTTCCTATATATAATGCAAGTGAAAAATATGAATGTATTATTTACTAAGAAAATCGCACATTCAAAATCAATTTTGCATAAATAATCACAACGATATACATATATTGTTCGTGGTTTTTATAAAGGTTATCAATTAAGTATAGATAATAATTAAATTGTATTGATGTATGAATCAACAGTAAATAATGCGTATAAGCATAGATATTACAATGCAAATATAATTCAAGGTACTTCCTGAGGGGTGGGGGATGTGCGGGTAGAAGACAGCCCATAGGTTTACTATCTATAATAATTTTGAAATGACTTTAAAATCAAAAAAAGCATTATTGAATATATATACAAAATATTAAATAAATGTATTCAAAACTCTATGTTTTTTAAAAATAAAAAAATGTATAAAATGTTTCAAATTTTAAAATTTTACTAATAAAAAGGGTGATTATATGGCTAAAACAATAAAAAAAATAACTCCTAAAGACATTAAAATAGTTGATAACAATTATTGCTTTAGCACTTCATTTTTAGCAGATATATTGCATGTTACAAGTCAAACGGTAAATAATTGGGAGAAGCAGGGATGTCCAAAGGTAGAACATGGATACTTTTGTTTATTCGATGTACTCAATTGGAGAGAAGATAAACTAAAACGTAAATCTATAAAGTATGATCCGGAGGATATGTCACTTGATCAACAGAAGACATATTATGAAGTTCAACTTAAAAAAGTGCAAGGAGAGTATCAGGAACTTAAAACGTCAATACTAAATGGTGATTATCTTGAGAAAAAAGATGTTGTTGCTGAGTTAAAGCGAGTATTAGTTGTTTTTAAGAGAGCAGCATATGGTATGGGTAAAAAAGTTTCAGGCATAGTAGGTGGCTATGTTGATGTTGTTGAAGCTAGAAAAGTAGATAATCTAATAACTGACACCATAAATGATAGTTTAGAGCAAATGTCAAGGTGTGATTTTAATGGCAAAAAATAGTTACGTAGCAACAGACTTTATAACAGATGCGTTTAAAGTATTAAAACCACCTGAAAAGCTAACTGTATCTGAATGGGCTGACAAATATAGAATACTTGATGAAAAGACATCTGCTATGCCAGGTATTTGGAGGACAGAACAAACACCATATCTTAAAGCTATTATGGATAGTTTTACTGATCCAGAAGTAGAAGAATCAACTTTAGTAAAGCCTACACAGGTAGGAGGTACTGAAAGCTTAAATAACTGTATAGGATATGTTATAGCTCAAGATCCATCACCAACGTTAGTAGTTTATCCTACTTTGGAACTTGCTGAATTTACATCAGATAACAGAATTAAACCTATGGTTAGACTTTCATCAGCTTTATATGATAAGTTTGATGAAGATTCTAAAAGACTAGAACTGCAATTTGATGGAATGTATCTCGTTTTAAGTGGTGCTAATTCTCCTTCAAGTTTAGCATCAAGACCAATACGTTATTTATTTCTTGATGAAGTTGATAAGTATCCATCTAATGCTGGTAAAGAAGCAGACCCAATTTCATTGGCAAGAGAGAGAACTAAGACTTTTGCAAATAATAAAAAAATAATTAAGACTTCTACTCCAACTTTAAAAACAGGACCTATATGGCAAGAATGGATTAATGCAGATAGTCAATATAAATATTTTGTACCTTGTCCCCATTGTGGACATAAACAAATATTTAAGTTTAAACAGCTTAAATATGATAAAACAAAACATCCTGAGGAAGCAAGAAACAGTGCATATTATGTATGTGAAGAATGTGGCAAAGTAATAACTGATATGCATAAAATGCAAATGATTAAAAATGGTGAATGGCAAAAAGTAAAAGACAATGGCAATAGAAAAGTTGCATTTTGGATTAATACTTTTTATTCGCCCTGGGTTAAATTTGGAGATATAGCAGCTGAATTTGTAAAGAGTAAAAATAATCCAGAGCTTTTAATGAACTTTATAAACTCATGGTTGGCTGAACCTTGGGAAGATGTAGAAAATTCTACAACAGCTGAAAAGATACTAGAAAGAAAAAGTGGATATGATAGTTTAGTTGTACCTGATGGAACTGTATTAATAACTGCGGGAACTGACGTTCAAAAGAAAAGTTTATATTTTACTATTAGAGCGTGGCAAGCAGACATGACTAATTGTAATATATTGCATGGTCAAGTTTTTAGCTTTGCAGAAATTGAAAACATAATGAATCAAGTATTTTATGACAGAAAAGGCAATGAGTATAGAGTTAACTTATGTATTATGGACTCAGGCGACCAAACAGATGATGTATATGATTTTTGTGCTTATAATACGGAGTGGTGCATTCCTGGTAAAGGAGCGAGTAAAAAAATGTATACTAAGTATACTATTTCAATTATTGATAAAGATGGAAGTTCTGCAAATGGAATGAAATTAATTTTAATTGATACAGCATTTTATAAAGATATGATTTTTGCTAGGTTAAAAAGAAGTGAAGGCGGTTTTTATATATCTGATGATTGTGATTTGGATTATGCTGAACAAATATCATCAGAACATAAAGTGATTGAAAAAAATAAGGTTGGAAAGTTAATAGAAACTTGGAAACCTAAAAAGACAAATGTAGATAATCACTATTTAGATGCTGAGGTATATTGTTATTGTGCTGCTGAAATATGTGGTATAAGAAGAATAAATGCTGATAGGCAGCATGAAAACGAAGATAGACATGAAGAAATGCAACCTAATCAAAATAGCTGGTTAGAAAATAATAACAATTGGATTAATTCTAATGGAGGGAGTTGGTTAAGATAAAAGTTGAGGAACAATTGACTCAAATAAATAATGCTATATCAGCTATAGAAAATGGAGCACAAGAATATAGAATAGGCTCTAGTTCTGTTAAGAAAGCTAATTTAGTTGATTTATACAATGAAAGAAGAAGACTTCAACAAGAATTAGCTAATCAAGATAATGGTACAACATATGTTGCGGTCTTTGACAGGAGGTGAATGGAGGTGAAAACATGAACATAATAGATAAATGTATAGGTGCTGTTTCTCCAAAATGGGGCTATAGTAGATTAGCTTGGAGAGAGTCATTAAGACAATTCTATGACTCTGGATCTAAAGATAGACCTAATAGTAGTTGGAATGCGACTAATGCTACTGCACAACAAACAGATAAACATAATAGGGATATAATAAGAGCTAGAGCTAGAGACCTTGAAAGAAATTCAGATATAGCAGAAGCGATTATATCACCATTTGTGCGCAATGTTATTGGTAGTGGGATGAAATTACAGGCTAAAATTAAGGACAGTAATGGTGAAGATCATAAAGATTTAAACAGACAGGTTGAAGAACTTTGGAAAGAATGGTGTAGAGCTAGAAATTGTGATATAACTGGTCAACAATGTTTCAGTGAAATGCAACAAATGGCTATGAGAAGAATCAAAGTAGATGGAGGAATTCTTTTTGTTAAAACATATACCGGTGAAGGTGATGTTCCTTTTCAACTACAGATTAGAGAAGTTGATGAGCTTGATATCTCAAAAAATAGCTTACCTGGTATAACAAATAGTAACAGAATTGTAGATGGTATAGAACTAAATAAATATAATAAGCCTGTTGGTTACTGGTTTAAAGAGTATACACCAGATGGATATTACACTGGTAAAAGTGAAAGGATTGACTCAAAAAGAGTCATTTTTTTATGGGATAAAACAAGACCTAGTCAAATAAGAGAAATATCATCTTTTGCAAAAACAATAACTAGAGTTAGAGATATTAATGAGTTTGCTGAGGCTGTAAGTGTTAAAGAAAGAATTTTAGCTTGTTTATCTGTTTTTATCACTAAAAATAGTCCTGGTTCTAATGGCATGGGTAGAGGTTTAAATTCTAAAGATGAACAGAGTGGATATAAAGCAAGAACAATATCTCCAGGTATGATACAAGAGTTGAACCCTGGCGAATCAGTAACAGCTATAAATCCATCAGGTCAATCTAGTAATGCTAAAGAATTTATAACAACTCAACAAAGACTAGCAGGAAGCGGGCAAGGATTAAGTTATGAAGCAGTTTCAAGAGATATGTCTCAAGTTAATTATTCTAGCGCTAGACAGGGTTTATTGGAAGACCAAAGAACTTATGAGATGTGGCAACATTATATTATAGAACACCTTTGTATTGAAGTTTACACAGAGTTTTTTATATCTGCAGTGTTGCAAGGAACTTTAAATATATTAGATTTTTGGAATAATAAAAAAAGATATTTAAAGCACGATTGGGTTACTCCTGGATGGAGTTGGATAGATCCATTAAAAGAAGTAAACGCAAATATTAAAGCTGTAGAATCAAACATGGATACTTTACAAAATATTTGCAGTAGTCGAGGGCTAGACTGGAATGAGGTTATTGAACAACGACAAAAAGAATTAGAAATATTAGAAAAATTAGGGTTAGGAGGTGCTAAAAATGACCAAAGCAAAGAAACCGACACAGGGAATTCAACAGCAAAGGACAATTGATTTTGCAATACGAGAAATAAATGAAGATGAAAGAAGAGTAAATATATCATTTTCATCTGAGCAAGCTGTAAGCAGATGGTTTGGCAGTGAGATTTTATCACATGATGCAGGTTGTGTAATTTTAGACCGCATTAATTCAATAGGAGTTGCATTATTTAATCATAAACGTGATGTAGTAATAGGTAAAATTGAAAATGCTAGAGTTGATGACACTGAAAAGAAAACTTATGCTGACATTGTCTTTGATGATGATGATGAATCTGAAAGAATTTATAAAAAAGTTAAAAGTGGCACATTAAAAGGAATATCTGTAGGATATTCTGTTGATGTATGGGAGGAAGTTATGGCAGGCAAAATATCTTCTAATGGAAGATATACAGGACCTGCATATATAGCTACTAGATGGACACCTCTTGAAATATCGGTAGTGTCTGTACCAGCTGATGATTCAGTTGGAGTTGGAAGAGATTTAGGTGAGGAATCAATAAATTCAATAATAGAAGGAGTGAAAAGTATTATGACAAATACTAAAATTAATCCAGAAGTAAATCCTGGAGAAAGAGGAATTGTTATTCCAGCAACAAGTGTAGAATCATCAACAAACATTGAAAGTGAAAGACAAGCAGCAATTAAGGCAGAAAGAGAAAGAGTTTCGGGTATAACTACTATTTGTAGGGATTTTTCAATTAATTCTGAAAAAGTTGAAAAATATATAAATGATGGTAATACTGTTGAAGAAGTAAGGGCTTTTGTTCTTCAAGAAATGAAAGAAAGAAACAAACCTTCAATTTCGGGAATAACAGTTACAAAAGACGAATCTGAAAAAATTAGAGAAGCAGCATCTGATGCTATAATAATGAGATCGGGTAGAAGTTTAGAAAAGCCTGCTGATGGAGCTAGAGAGTTCAGAGGATTGTCTCTAAGAGATATAGCAATTGATTGTCTAGCACGTGAAGGTGTATCAAACGCTCAAAGATTAGATAATGAAGAATTATTTAAGAGAGCACTATCACCTGATAGTCAATTTGCTAGTATTTTATCATCATCAGTTAACAAATCTATGGCTACAGCTTACAGTGGAAATAATACAACTTTCCAAGCTTGGACAGGTCGTGGAAGTAATACGGATTTTAAAGATGCTGAAGTATATCAAATTTCTGAAGCTGGTGAATTATCTAAAATGTCACAGACAGGTGAATTTAAGTTTGATGAAATGTCTGATTCTAAAGCAACTAAAAAAATAGCTACTTTTGGTAAAAAATTCGGAATAACTAGACAAGCGTTGATAAATGATGATATCAGTATATTAACTAGAATACCAGAAGCATATGTTAGAGCCGCTGGAAGAGGTATTAACAAGTTAGTATATAGTATATTAACAACCAATGGCAGTATATATGATAACAAAGCTTTATTCCATGCAGACCATAGCAATCTTGCATCTTCTGGTGGTGCTATAAGCGTAGTAACACTAGGAGCTGGTAAAGCTGCAATGAGAAAGCAAAAGAATTTAAGAGGAAAAGAGACATTAAATATTTCACCTAAATTTTTACTTGTTTCACCGGATAAGGAAGTTGAAGCATTACAGTTATTAAACTCAACCGCAGACCCTAGTGGTTCAAATGCCGGTGTTGCAAATGTATTTAGAAATTCATTAGACCTAGTTGTTGATGCAGAGTTAACAGGTAATGCATGGTATTTAGCGGCTTCTGCATTAGATATAGATACTATTGAGGTTACATACTTAAACGGTGAAGATATGCCTAAGCTTGAATCAAGAGTTGGATTTGATTATTTGGGTATGGAGTGGAGAATTTACATTGATTATGGTGTAAATGTTCTTGATTACAGAGGATTATATAAAAATGTTGGAAATTAATATCCAGCATTTTTTAATTATCAATATGAGATTGGAGGAAATCTAAATGTCAAAGTTTATTCAAAATGGAAATACAATTGATTACACGAATTCAGGAGCAAGTAAAATAAGCTATGGTGATATTGTTACGTTAGGAGTAAGAGTTGGAGTTGCTGCTGAAGATATAGCTGTAGGTGCTACTGGAGGTGTTAATTTAGTTGGTGTTTATGAAGTACCAGCAATTACAACTGAAGCATTTGTTGTAGGTGATGTACTGTATTTGGATGCAACAGGAAAAGCAACTAAAACAAAAGGTTCATTGACAGTCACCATTGGTATGGCAGTAGAAGCTAAAGCAACTTCTGGAGCAATAGCTATAGTAAGAATAAATTAGGGAGCATTGCTCCCCCTCTTTGGGGGTGAATTATGAATTTTAAAGAAATGGTTGATAATGATGTTAATAATATACTATTTAATACATCAGAATTGGCTAGTAGCCACAAGATAGATAATAAAAATGATATTATTGTTATTGTTGATAACTATAAATTATCTGATTATAAAAATAAAGCTCAATATTCAAATGAAATAAGCACTGCTGAAATGTTAATATACATTAAAGAAAATGACTTAGGGTATATTCCTACAAAGGGAAATATAATTAAATTTGACAATGATGTATATAGAGTTTTGCAGGTTGCTAAATTTGGTATTGTTTTAGAAATAATATTTGAAGCTAATATATAGTTGGTGATTTTATGATTGAATTAAAGGTACAAGATGCCGATATAAAAAAAATAGAAAAAAGCTTAAAAGGTATGAAACATAAAGCTCCATCTGTTATGGCAAATGCAATAAATCGTGCAATAACTAATGTAAAATCAAATATGGCAAAGAAAGCTAGTGAAAAATATTTGATTAAGCAAAAGGATATAAAACCAACTATAATTATAGCTAAAAAAGCAAGCAAATCAGATCCAACAGGAGAAATTAAATCTGTTGGTTACAAAATTCCACTTAATAAATTTAAAGTATCACCTAGCAAGCCAACTACAATAGAAAAAAGGCCAGAATATCATATAGCCCAAGTTTTAAGGTCAGGAAGTACTAAAAATTTAAGTGGAGATGAAAAGCATAGCAAAGGATTTGTTGTTCAGTTCAATAGTGGTCATATAGGAGTGTATGAAAGATTAAAAGGTGCAAGAACTAAAAAAGGTACAGGATTAGAAAAACTAAGACCTTTATATGGTCCATCCATTCCAGAAATGCTGGGTACAAAAGACATTAATAAGTATATTCTTGACGAAGCGAACAATACACTACAAAAGAGAATTGACCATGAAATTAATAGAATTCTACAAAGTAAATAGGAGGAAATATGACTCCTTTAATATTACAAAATAAGGTAAAAGAAGAATTAGAGTTATTTTTAGAAAAATTTAATATATACGAGCAATCTCTTCCACCACGTAAAGGGAAAGATGATAGTCATTTTCCATATGCATTAATAGAGTTAGGAAATGGCGAAGAAAATGATGAAGAAGCAACGCAAGAGATAGTAATAACTTTTGGTGTTAAGGATGAGGTAGAAGATTATTCAGGATATACAGGAATTGTAAATGTAGTTCAAGAAGTTAGACAACATATGTTAAGTAAGAAAATAATAGGTGAAATGTTTGAAGTTAAAAAACCTATTAAGTGGGTATTACCTGAAAGCAATGAAACGTACCCTAAATATTTTGGTGGTATATTGCTTACTTTCTCAATACCTTTAGTTGTGTATAATAACGAAAATATGTAAAGGAGTGATTATATTGAGTATTAAACACGGTATTTATATAAGTGAAAATCCAACATCAGCTTCAGCTCCAATTATTGGTGGTTGTAATATAGTAGTTGTTGGTACTGCAATGATTAATCAGGGCGAAGTTGCTACACCACTTGAACCTAAATTAGCTTATACGTTGGAGGAAGCAATTAAGAAAGTAGGTCCTATTGGTGATTTTGCTAATTTTACTATTTCAGAAGCTGTCAGTGCTGCTTTTGAGGTATACGGAGTTAGTCCAATAATCATGATTAATGTTTTAGATCCTGCAACACATAAAGAGTCTACAACTAATGCTAACGTACCTATAAGCAATGGCATAGCTATTTTAGATGATAATTTAGCTATTCTAAGCTCTGTTGTTGTAACATCAGGTGCTCAAGCCTGTGTAAAAGATATAGATTACACAATAGGTTTTGAAAAAGAAAAAGTAAAAATTACAGCTATTCAAACAAGTACTAAAATAACATCATCAACTACTAAGCTATCTGTAACTTATGATAAGATAAAGCCTTCATTAGTTACAAATGCTGATATAAAAAACGGTATACAGAAGATTAAACAGGTTTTTCCTAAGTTTGGATTAACATTAGGGATGTTATTAGCTCCAAAATACTCTCAGCAAACAGAAATATATAATTCTATGAAGTCTGTTGTTAATAATTTAAACGGTATGTTTAATTTAATGTTTATGGCAGATATTCCAACTGCTAATACTGTAGATGAATATACGGAAATAAATGCTTGGAAAAATACTAATGGATTTACAGATAAAAGAAGTGCAGTATTCTGGCCAAAAGCTAAAATTAGTGATAAGCAATACTTCTTAAGTACATTGGTTGCTATGGTTGCAGCAAAAGTTGATGCAGAAAATGATGGAGTGCCTTTTGTATCTCCTTCAAACAAGGATTTAGGTATAACAGGACTATGTTTAGATACAGGTGCAGAAGTATTGATTGATTTGGAAACAGCCAATGTAATTAATAGCTATGGTGTTGTAACAGCTCTTAATATGAATGGTTTTAAATCTTGGGGTAACTATACAGCAGCATATCCTTCTAGTACTGATGTAAAAGATATGTTCATTGCAGTTAGAAGAATGTTTGACTGGTGGGCAAATAGTTTTATATTAACTTATTGGCAAAAGGTAGATAGTCCAATGAACAGAAGACTTATTGAATCAATTGTTGATTCTGAAAATATGAAAGCTGGTGGATATAAAGCTAGATTCCAAATTGCAGATGCAAAAATTGAATATAATGCGGAAGATAACCCAGAGACTGATTTATTGGCAGGTAAAATAAGATTTAAACAATATTTGAGTCCATATTTGCCTGCACAAGCAATTGAAAATGTTTTAGAGTATGATGTAACTGCATTTACTCAATCTTTAGTTTAGGAGGGATATAAATGTCTAATCCAATACCAGAAAAAATTAATGGTTACAACATGTATGATGGTGGAGAAAAATTAGTAGGTATAACTGGTGATGTAGAGTTGCCAAACTTTGAACCAATAACTGCAGCAATAAGTGGTGCGGGTATACTTGGAGAAGTTGAAAGTCCGGTTATAGGGCATTTTGGTAGTATAAAATTAACTGTTCCATTTAGAACCTTATCTAAATCAGCAGCAAAGTTAAATGAACCTAGACATCAACAAATAACATTAAGAGCTGATCAAAATAGTTATGATGTATCTCAAGGTAAAATACTTCATCAAGGATTAAAAATAGTTGTTGGTGGAATTCCTGTTGGTTTTAATGCAGGAAAGTTAAAAACTGGCGAAGGTACAGATACACAAGTAACATTAGAAGTTTACTATATAAAAATAATGCTTGATAAAGATGTCTTAATTGAACTAGATAAATATAATTATATCTATGTTGTTAACAATAAAGATTACTTAGCAGAGCAGAAAATAAACATGTAGGAGGAAACATGGAAAATAAAGAAAATAAAAATACTGATATTAGAAAAGTAGTATTTAATAAGCCTTATAAATTTGAGGGCAAGGAATATACAGAGGTAGATTTATCAAAATTAGATGATTTAACAACAAGTGATTTAATGGAAATAGATAAACATTTTAACACAACTGAATACATAAGTCCTATTCCTGAAATGGATACAAAGTATGATTGCTTAGTAGCAGCTAGAGCATGCTCTTTACCAATAGAGTTCTTTAATAATTTGCCAGCAAAGGAAGGTAAAAAAGTTGCTAATGCTGTGAAAAGTTTTTTTCAAGAGTAGGAATTACAGGATTAAGCGTACACGAATTAACAAAATTAATAGTAAATCTTTCTATGTCAACGTCAACAGGCGTTGACTTTTTTCTTAATATTGACTTCATAAATCTATCAAAAATAGTAAAAGCAGTTAACGAGGTGATAGAGGATGGCAAGTGCAAAAACGTATAAAATGGGAGTTGTTTTTGGAGCAAAAAAGGCAGCTGGATTTGACAAAACTCTTGGTAAAGTAAACTCATCTATAAAAGGTATAGTTAAAGGTGCAGTAGGAATTGCTGGGGCATATGTAGGTATAAGTGCAATAACAAACTATGCTAAAGATAGCATACAAGCAGCTAAAGAACAAATTGAAGCTGAAACTAAACTACAAGCTATTTTAAAAAATACACCTGGCATATCTTCTAATGCAGCTGAGAACATAGGAAAGTTGGCAGATGCATATGAGAGGACAGGCGTTGTTGCAGGTGATGTCCAAATTGCTGGAATGCAACAATTAGCGACATATCAATTACAAGAAGGCAGTTTGACAACACTGATGGAAGGAATGAATGACTTAATAGTTCAACAGAAAGGACTTAATGCTACACAAAATGATGCAGTATCTATAGGTAATATGATAGGTAAAGTAATGGTTGGTCAAACTAGTGCATTGAGTAGAGCGGGTATTATTTTTTCAAAGACTCAAGAACAAATTCTTAAATTTGGAACAGAAGAGCAAAAAGCTGCTACATTAGCAGAAGTGTTAAAACAAAATGTTGGTGGTGTCCATAAAGCTATGGCTGAAACAGACCAAGGTAAAATTAAACAAGCATCTGAAGTGTGGGGGTCGTTACAAGAAAATATAGGTCGAAAAATACTACCTATGCAAGCAAAGTTTGCGGGATTAGCACTAAAAATGTTTCCAAGTATTGAAAAGTTTGCTCTTAAAGCGATGGATAAGGTTGGTATAGCTATAGAATGGGTAACAGACAAAATTGATTTCATTCCACCAATAATTAAAAAAATTACAGGAAGATTTGGCGAAGTAAAACAAAGAGGTATAAATGCATTAAACACAATAAAAGATGGGCTTAAAAAGGCAAATAAAGCCTTAGAGCCATACAAGCCGATTTTTAAAGCAATGTTTGAAACTGGTAAAAAGGCATTTAGTGCAATTGGCCAGGGTGTAAAGAAAGCTAAAGATTATTTACTAACTACAGGTTTATCAAAAGCATTTGATTTTTTAGCAACTACAATAATTCCTGCTGTTGGCAAAGCTGCTGAAAAGTTTTTCCCACAAATTGGGCGTGTTCTTTCTAAGGCTTGGAATGTAGTTAAACCGATTTTAGGATTTTTAAAAGGAACCTTTGAAGTAGTATTCCCTGCAATAGGTCAACTTCTTGGAACGTGGTATACAACAATAAGTGATGTTATTGGTCACGTTTTAGGTGCATTTGAAGGAATTATTGATTTTGTTACTGGTGTTTTTACTGGGAACTGGCAATTAGCT